TTTACGGCGACGGAACACAAACTCGTAGTTTTTGTTATGTAGATGATTTAATACATGGGTTGATGTCTTTGATGAATACTAAAGATTCTATCACTGGACCGATTAATATCGGTAATCCTAGAGAATTTACAATGTTAGAATTAGCTGAAAAGGTAATCGAAGAAACCGGTTCTAAGAGTAAAATAGTATTCAAACCTCTACCCGGAGATGATCCTAAGCAACGTAGACCTGATATTACAAGAGCACAGGTACTATTAGATTGGAATCCGGAAATCTCTTTAGAAGATGGGTTGGTAGATACCGTTAAATATTTTAAAAGTGTAATTTGACTCCGTGATAAAAATAACATATACTATCTATATTGAAACAATTAAATAGATAAATATTTTTATGAAACTTAAAGAAATTGAAGATTATTATAAAAATCTTACTGAAGCTCAGCTTTTTGAAGAGATCGGAAAGACTAATGATACTCCGATCTCAACACAAGATCTAATAAAAGTTATTGCTAATAATCATAGTAATAATTGGAAAGAAATTCCTGAAGAAAATTTCGATGCATATATCGATTCTTTAGTAACCGGCACTAAACATAATGAGCAAAGTTAAATTTCAAATATGCCCATTATGGAATGAGACAGCCGCTGTGTTGCTTCTAAACAATAAAAAGTTAGCCGAAAGAATTAAACTTTTTAGAGAGGTTAAAGCAGCAAATCCTACTGCTAGATTTGGTGGTAGTGATTCTATGTTTAATGGAAAAGCTCCTATTGCCAAAGCTCTATCAGAGCGGGCGTGGCATGCACATTTGACTCAAGATATTTCTATCGTATATTCGGTTTCTAGTCGAGATCCTACAATTATCAAATTATATGGTATTTTTAGACATAAAGATCTCGGTACCGGAGATACAGATAATATTAGAAAACAACAGTCAGTTGCGGATAGAATGAAAGGCCAAACTTGGAATGATTCTGTCCTTGAAAATAAAAAACGAAGGGCGTATGTTCGAAAAAAATAATCAGTGGATTATTACTCCCGAAGAAGATCCTGAAACCGGAGAAGTTATCATTACTTTTCCTCTAGAATTATTAGAACAAGTTGGGTGGAATGAAGGCGACACACTTAATTGGAATGTTCGTGAGGATGGAACTGTTCATCTTTCTAAAAAGATTGACAATTTAACTTCTTTCTAAACGATATAAGAATGTACTGCCGACCAAACTATAAGGTTGTTGAAATATTCATGACGGATCTTTTTAAAGATTGGAAAGAAAAACGATTTGTTGTTTATAAGGACAAATTGATAGATCCAAATTACGAATTCTGTGTGGTATTGACTGATAATCAATATTGGATAGAAAATTATGAAGCTTTAACAAAATGGTGTTATAATCATAACTGTACCTGGACAGGTATGGTTGTAAATATACCCGACGAAAAAATGTTATCCTGGTTTATATTGAGGTGGTCATGAACACTGAATATCTTCTTAGATTTGATGCTGATCCGTGTGAGGTTTACGAATGGTGTGCTAAGAATTTCCCAACTGACAGTTTATCTCCCTATAGTGGTTGGAACAGCAGCAAACACCACTATAGGCAATATCGCTGGAGATTAAATCTCCAAGGTAAGAAAGAAATCATCCTGAATAGAGAAAAAGATGCTGCATGGTTTCTTTTGAGGTGGTCATGAAAAAGATATGACTAAGACCATCTGGACGTAATCATACCTTTAATCCATCCTTTAGATATGTAGTCTTCTAAATTTTCTCGAGATATTCGAAGATTCTCGGTACCGTTGTTTATCCATGTTGCACCTTTTTTAACAGGTGCCCATTTCTTTTTAATCCAACCATTTGATAATTTTGCTGTTAACTCGCCAATCTCGCACAAACTATATTCATCCATTTCGGCCTGATAAATCCAAACTTTTCCTTGAGTTGGAGATCTAGGAAGTCCTTTTTTCCAGCCTTCATTAATATAAGCAGACAACTTATTTGGAGATATCATTTTCTTTTCGGTACCTCTATAAACCCAAATGGTATCTGTTGTAGAAGACATATCCCTACCTATTATCCATCCTTCTTTTAACATTTTTTCTACCGCATTAGGATGAACAGCGCATCGTTCATTTGTTTCCGAATGATGTAAATGTTTCAATCCGGTACTCCCTTTATTATAACCACCATAGCCACCTTCTACTATATTATAAACATCTGATCTTTTTAAAAAATCAAGAGTTACTATTTCCTTTTCTTTAGCAAACATTTCTTCCGGAGTTTCAAAAATGTATAATACCTCTTTTTTAAAAAATTCTCTTCCATATTTTTCTATTGCACGATTTATGTTAGTTCCTGAACCACAATAATCATCATTTAGATTATCTGTAGAATGAGCACCTATGTAAAATTTATTGTTCATTAAATTGGTAGTTTGATAAACGGTGTGGAATTTTCTTTTATTTTGATGCTTGGTATTTGCCACGTTGACTTTCCTTAGATAATTCTGTATAATATATTTATGTGTTTGCTTGTAAAAGGATTAATTATGACTATTAAACGTGTGGGTTTTTGCTGTAAATGGATTGATCGTCCTGATCAATGCGATGGTATTTCTGCTAAAGATGATGCCAAACAATATAATACTGCCGGTACAACTGTAGCATGGCTTAATCGGCAAACTCGCGAAGTAGCTGAACAAAAGCTGTGGGATATTATGGTTTATAACATTGCAGCAACTAAACGACTTGTTGAACGAGTAGGAGAATTAGATGATAGTCTTCGAATGGTTAGACTTTCCAGTGATTTGCTTCCTGTTTATACTGAGTCTAGCTGGGCTTACTTTTGGCGCCAATCTTATGTTAGACAGTATTGTGAAACTAAATTTGCACAAGTGGGAAGCATTGCTCGTTCTCGTAATGTTAGGCTTAGTTTCCATCCTGGCCAGTTCACTTGCATTGTTAGCAGCAATCCTGACATTGTATCCCGAAGTATAGAAGAATTAGAATACCACGCGGACATGATACGATGGATGGGTTTTGGGCAGAGTTACCAAGACTTTAAATGCAACGTGCATCTCAGCGGAAAACTAGGAGTTGATGGTTTTGATGCTGCATGGAGCCAAATGTCTCTAGAGCTAAGAAACTGTCTTACCTTAGAAAATGACGAGTATCAATCTACCATAGATGATCTTATCAAACTTAAAAGTAAAGTTGCCTTAGTGCTAGATATACATCATCACTGGATCCGAGAAGGGGAGTACATTTCTCCCAATGACACTCGTGTCCAACGTGTGCTGGACAGTTGGCGTGGTGTGCGCCCTACTATGCATTATTCTGTTAGCCGCGAAGATTGTCTCATTAATCATTCCACCGAGCATTTGCCTGATGCTCGAATGCTACTAGAAGCTGGACATAAAAAACAAAAGCTCCGAGCACATAGTGACTTTTATTGGAATAATTCAGTTAATCAATGGGCGTTGAGCTTTTTAGAAAACTTTGATATCATGTGCGAGGCAAAGGGCAAGAATCTTGCCAGCTTTGCCTTACACAATCAAGCAAAAGAATTAAACTACCTTTAAAGAAGTCTTCTTCTTCGATGTTTTCTTCTTAGCTGGCTTTGTAGCAGGTTTAGCAACTGTTTTAACAGCAGGTTTAGCGGCACGTGGTTTACGTGCTTTCTTAACCGGTGCAGCAACTACTACATCTGTTACAACCGGCACAGCTTCTAATACCGGTTCGCTTACTGAAGTTTCGACTTCTTCGGTTACTGTAGTTTCAGATACTGATTCCTTTGCAATCGGATTAGAAAATTTATAAAATACAAATCCAACAAGTAAAACTATTCCAACAATTACCCATGAAATTAAATCCATTGTAGATCTCCTCTAAAAAATATACCAACTATTTAACGTCAATAAATACCTACAGAATAATTCTTGATTTAATAAAAAATAAAAAATATAATAAAGCATGATTAAAATAAAAAATTTAACCGCAAAGATAAAAGATATTGATGTTTTAAATAATATCAATTTAACAGTTAAGCCAGGAGAAATCCATGCTTTAATGGGCGCAAGACATTCCGGTAAATCCGGATTAATTCATGCAATATTAGGAAATCCTATATTAGATATTATTGAAGGAGCTATAACCTTTAATCGACGTTCATTATTGGATAAATCAATAGAACAACGCAACTTATTAGGTATTTTTACCTCCTTCCAATATCTTCCTATATTGGATGGAATAACTAATTTTGAATTAGTTGTAGCTATGTTAAAATCTCGTAAGGATAAACGATCAATAAACGAGGTTGAAAAAGATTATAAAAAACTAGTTAAAGAACTAGGCCTCAGCTCTAATCATGGTCATAAATTTATGAATAACGAAACTATGACTGCTACGGAATGCAAGAAAAACGAATTGCTACATATTATGATTACCGATCCTGAACTAATTGTTCTTGATGAGATCGATAAGGATATCGAAGAAGATGAATTAGAATCATTTGCTACTCATATTAAAAATTTTTTAAAGAATAAAAAGAAAGCAGCAATCATAGTTACACATAATAAAAAGTTTCTAAACATATTAGAACCGACTCATGTAAATATTATGGTGAAAGGCACTATTCAGCGTAAGGGATCACATGAACTATATAAAAGGATTATAGAAGATGACTATACACAGCTTTCTTAAGGCAGAAAAAGGTGATCCGGATTGGCAATTTAGTCCTGAAGATTATTTCGGAAAAGAATTCAAAATTATCGATGCTAGTACAGTTGAATTAGGCGAAGATCAAGCCGAAAAAGTTATTTTAAGGCAAAATCCTACTGAAAAAGAGTTGTTGGCTAAACATTTAAGAATTTCTCTACAAAAAAATTCTATATTAGATCTTGCTATTTTAAATGAATTAGAAAGTAATCTACAACAGGTATTTTTATATGATATCCACGTTAGAAGTGGAGCAACTCTCACATTAGGTCTTTTCGTTAAAGATGGAATGCTTAATAAGCATATAATACAAGTTGTTCAAGAAGAAGGATCTACATTTTCAGCATACGGGTTGATTTCAAATACTGTTCAAGGTGATACCGAAGTCATAACTAAAATTATGCATAATGGGCCTGAAACGCTCAGTAATCAGGTATTTTTAGGAATAGCGGGAACAAATAGTCAAACAGTATATCAAGGAGTTGCTATTGCAGAAACCGGGTCTGAAGCTAGTCAAATTGGAATCGAAAATGCTAATCTAATAGTAGGCGAAGGCGGGCGTTGTTATTCTAAACCAGAAACTTACTTGCATAGTGAATTTACTGTTTGTGGTGTAGGATCGGAAACTAATACTATTAATTCTGAAAAATTAGGTTATTTACAAAGTAAAGGTATTGCATTAGAAGATGCTCAAAATATAATTATTAATAGTTTTAGAGATCAAATTATGGAACTAATTACACAAGATCTCATTAGAGAAGAAATTAAAGAAATGTATCAATCATAACATAACACCCCTTGTATAGTGTATTTTTAGGTAAATACCCTATATTAAAATCCAACTAAATATAGGATACAAGGGACAGTTATGAGCATCACTACCACTTACCAAGCTATTTCTATCGGTTTAGCTCCGAATGATGGGACCGGAGATAATATCCGAGATTCTTTCGATAAAGTAAATGCATCGTTTACGAATTTATATACATGGGCGTTCGGTCCTAGCGCTACCCCATATGGATTGAAGTTTATTGATTTGGTTGATGTTCCTCATACCTATTCTACAGGAACAGCCAAAGTATCGAATAATCCTATTTTAATAGGTATTAATAATGCCGGAAATGCTCTAACGAACCGTGTAGTTAATGTAAGTCCGGATATAACAATCGAAGCTGTATCTGACAGTTCCTTTAATATTAGAAATACTTACCCACCAAGTATAACAGCAACAGCATATACGACAGTATTAAGAGATGCATTCGGTAATATTCAAGGAGGGGGTATTGGAACTGGCACAGTTTATATACAAACTACTAGCAGTTTAAGTACCGCAAGTATTAATTTTATCACTAATCTAGTTGCAACTAGCACTTCTAGTCTTGCACAAGATATCTTAATTTTAAATGCAAATTTCACTAATCTCGCCACTAGTGTAACAAATGCTGCCAGTATTACATATGTTAATACTGTTGCAGCAAATAGCACAGCATCTATTGCTAGTACAGTACAAACTCTACAGTCACAATATACTTTATTATCAAATACTGTAACTTCTGCTGTGGTATCATTCGTTAATAATGCTACCTCAAACAGTACTTCTAGTCTTGCTAGTACTGTACAAACATTACAAGCACAAGTTAATGCTATCAATACTGGAACAAATACTGGTGCAACAATTACATACGTTAACCAAGTAGCTGCCAGTTCAACTGCTAGTTTAGCCAGTCAATTAGCAAGTTTATCTAGTACAGTCGGAACATTAACTACAACTGTTACACAATTTTCTTCTAGCATAAATGGATTGCAAGGTGCTTGGGGTGTAACTGTTAATAACAATGGATATGTTAGTGGTATTAAATTAATATCAGGCGGTACAACTAGTAGCTTTATTGTAAATGCTAGTAATTTTATTGTTACAGGAACCGGGTTAACTAGTTCAATTACACCATTTACTATCGATACGGTTAATAATACTTTAAAATATGGTGGTTCTTTATCAGTAGGTTCTAATCCTGGAGTTAAATCCGACAGATCAATGACCGGAACCGGCGCATTAATATTGCCAAACGGTAATTTTGCTTTAGGCAATGTCAATAATAATATCACTTATACCGGTTCAAATATTACTTTCTATTTCAATAATGGAACTTACATGAAAGTACAAGGAACTGCATTCGGATCAACGAACCAGTTCATCGAATGGTATGGTCCTTCACAAGTTAATTTAAATTCTTGTACAGAAGCTAATGCTGTATTTTATCTAAAAACAAATGGTGCTGCATATTTTGGTGGCAGTTTATCTGCAGGAACATTAACAACAAAAGCAGGAACCAGTGATATTTCATCTACTGCAACTGCAGAAACATCAGTATTTGGATCAAACGGGCATCAAATAACAGTAACATTAAGTTATTCATTTAGCGCAGCATATTTTGCAACTTATGCACCTAATACTACAGGACAAAATCAATTTAATACTGCAGTAACGACTTATAGTGCAACACAAAATCCAACTACCGGGGATTATACAGCTAGTGGGACTGACCCTACCGGAACCTATCAAATTACATTATATAGAAGTATTAATGGCGGAGCATATACTGCAGTTGCTGTATTAAATCTAGGCGGAACTTGGTCGGTAGATCTTGTTTCTCCGTCTATACCAGACGTTGCTCCGGGATCGGGGAATTTCAATGATTCCTCAGGAGGTTCGTTAACATACTCCGATCCGCAATTGATCGCACAAAATAGACAATTTAAAGCAGTATTATCTAGAGGAACAACTAAATTCAATACAAATATAGTTCAAAATGTTTCTATTATTTGCGTAGAACAGTAATATAATGACTACCCCAGTTTGGCAAACACCTGCAGGATTTTTAGGAACCGTTACTGAACATACGCCGGTTTCGATAACATTATCAGTAGACATTCCTGCAACATTTTCTTTAATTAGCGGGAACCCTCCATCAGGATTAACTGTATCTACATCAGGAATTATTTCAGGGACTCCCGCTAGTATAGGCGAAACAGTAAGAAACCAATTTGTTATTAGAGCTGCAGATAGTTCTAATACAAGGTTAATAACTGATAGAACTTTTACAATGGATGTTACTGGTCTAAGTAATTTAGAATGGGTTACTCCTGCAGGATTTATTAATGCAGGTTTTGGTAATGAATATTATGTAATTAATAAAGAATCAGTAGATTTTCAATTCATAGCTAATGCTGGGCAGATTTCATATACGCTATCAACCTCCTCAGATGTTCTAGTTACTACATTATTCTTTAATACATTAACTAATGTTGATTTAGGACAACCGAATGTTTATAGACAGATCGGAGGTATCGGAATTCCTCCGGGTACCACATTAACTAATATATCAACTGTGTTTAATCCGATTTTTAACGGGTATGCAATCGGTATCAGTTTGCCGACCACTCAAGCACTTAGCACCGGATCCACCGTGATTTTATACGATACATTACCATCGAAAAGAACAATTAAGTATTTTATAGAAGATGAGGATGGGCAATTACCTCCTGGATTATCTCTAGATAGTAGCGGTAGGCTAACCGGAACTGTAACAGATAATCTCGCATTAAATTACCAAAGTTCTTTAACCGGTGGATATGATTCAGAACAATATGATGGTTATCCTTATGATCATTGGACAATCGTTAACGGGGTTTATACACAACAGGTAACTAAGTATATACCAAAAACTTATCAATTTAGAGTAACCGCAACTGATGGTATACAAACTATCAAACAGTTATTTTTTATAGAAGTAGTAGACCCGACAAACTTAACATCAGATGGAACATTTACAGAAGCATCTGGGCCATTGTCAGCAGAATCTTCATATATGGTTCTTCCAAATTGGTTAACTCCTACCGATCTAGGTTCAATTAGAGCGCAAAATAAAGATATTATTCAACTGAATAATTACGATCCTTATCCTAATACAGGACCAAAATCTTACAGCGCTACAGCAGAAGCACGTTGGATGCCATATACTTCGTATAATGAAGGCGATTGGGTAATTTACTATCAAGGCGGAACTTATTTTAACGGTAATTGGGATGCAAATTCGAATTCTCCAAGTTTATATAATGGACAAACTAATTTATTGGCAGGAACAGAATATATTGTATCAAATGCAGGTGTACAAAATTTAGGTGCCGGAAAAATTTATTATCAAGTAGGTGATTTATTAATATATGATGGTAGTATATGGAATAGAATACCAAATACGCAATCAACATATGTTTGTTTAGAATCTCATATAGCAATTAGTACTTTTGATCCTACTAAATGGCAAAATAATCAATTGCCTCCTTATTATAATTTAGATAATAAATCTGGAGCTTTATATGCAACTATTCCTTATCTACCGATTTATGTAAAAAAATATTCATTTACAATAAGATTAACTAAACAAGATTTATTACATCAAACTTCATCTTTTACAAATAGAACATTTAGCTTAACTATATTAGGAGAAACCTATAACCCAATTAGTTTTGCTTCTCCTCAAAATTTAGGAGTATTGAACATCGGATACCTCAGCGAGTTATCTATTAAAGCCGTTCATGCCAATGCTCCGATATCTACAAAATATACTGTAGTAGGAGGAAATCTTCCACCAGGACTAACATTAGGGTCAGACGGATCAATTATTGGCAGAATTGATTACGGCACAGTTACGGGTCAATACAATTTTACAGTTAAAGCCGAAGATTTATATCAACAATCTATCACGCAGGATTTTTATATTGTGGTATCACAATATAATAACAATCAATATACTCAAATTTATTTAACACCATTCTTTAAATCAGATCAAAAGAGTTTGTTTAATAGTTTTATTAGTGATACAACTATTTTTGATAGATCTTTAATTTATAGACCAGACGATCCTAATTTCGGTGTACAGAACAAAATGAAATTATATCTAGAATATGGAATACAACAAGCAGCTATAGATGATTATTTCACCCCAACACAGAATTTCTTTTATAATAGAAACTTATGGTTAGGAAACTTAAAAGTGAATCAAGCGGTAGATCTGAATGGAAATCATATTTACGATGTGGTTTATCTAGATATAACTGAAGATAAATTGGATACATATGGTCAAAGTGTAATAATCAGTAATAAAGCTGCGTATCCTAATAGTATTAATAATATGCGATATATGTTAGAAAATATGCTTATATTAGGTGAAACTCGTGCAACTACTGACGAATATCAACTACCCCTTTGGATGAGAACTTTCCAAAATACAGGTAGTATGTTAGGTTATACCGCCTCAGTGGTATTATGCTACGCATTGCCTAATATGGGAACCACAATAGTAAAAAATATAGAAAAATATGGCATAGATTTTTCAAAATTTAATTTTGAAATCGACAGGATGATTGTCGAATCAAACTTAACGCGCTCAGATCCTGCTTATGTTATTTTTCCAAAATTCGGCGTTAATGAAACTAATAACGGATATTACCTATATCTTGATAATACAAAATTAAGTATATTATTAGATTTAAACAATGATGTGCTAACAATTCAATAGTTCGGGTAAACTAAATAGTAAAAACGCTCTCGGAGATTGAAATGCCTACAATTAGCAGTTTGCCTACATTATCTACTACTTCAAATTTAAATAATGTAATAATTCCAGTGGTCGATAATAATAGCGGAAGCCCTATTGGTAAAAAAGTTGTAACCCAACATATTGTTAATTCCGCAGTAAATGCTGCTACTGTCGCTGCTATAATTATTGCCAGTACTGCAACCGGATACGTAGGAAGCATAGGCAGAGTAGGCTCATTAGGGTATACCGGAAGTCTAGGAGCGGGATATACCGGCAGCGCAAGCACTGCAACCGGACAATTAGGATACACTGGCAGTATCGGCGCAGGGTATAATGGAAGTACAGGATATATCGGATCTCAAGGTATCAGTTCGATTACTGCTAGAACAACTCTAGTAGGAACTGCTACTAGTTTAGCTAATAACGCAACAGCTAACATCTCAATAACAGGCTCACCTTCTTATTTCTTACTTTCTATGGGAACAAGTAATTCAGCTTGGGTAAGATTATACATTGATAATGCTAGCAGAATTGCAGATGCTAGCAGATCTCAAGGAACTGATCCTACATATGGTAGTGGCGTTATTGCAGAAATAATAACGTTAGGCCCAACTACACAAGTAATAACTCCTTCTATTGTTGGATTTAATAATGATTCTCCTCCAACTAGTAATATATATTGCGCAGTCACTAATTTAAGTGGCGCCACTAATAATATAACTGTTACATTAAATGTTATTTCATTAGGAGTTTAATGTAATGCCTTTAGGATTTAATAACACCGATGTTAATAAAGAAATAACTTTTACATTTTTATTAAGACGTCCTAATTCTCCAAAAGACTACGCAGATAATATTATTTCCGGAGGCGGAAGTCCTATATTATCTCACGAAGAATTTGATGCGGTATTTGGTGCAACAGAGGAAGATATAACAACCGTTGTAAATTACTTAACATCTCAAAACTTTACTATTATTGATTCTCATTCAGGTGGTAGATCTGTTAAAGTATCTGCAACTGCAGGACAAATTAATAATCTTTTAAAAATTATTCTAATAGATAAAAATAGTCGTGATGGAAGTTATTTAGATTATTTCGGTAACATTGTTTTTCCAAATGAAATTGATGGCATTATTGAACATGTTATAGGATTAAACAATAATAAATTTAAACCAATTAAAGCTGTAAGAGCGGTAGGAACATCTACTACCGCCAATATAACATTAGTAAACGGAGTTGTAACAGATTTAGGATATAGAAGTAATCAATATCCAAATCTTAGGCCTGTAACTCCGGCGCAAGCCGCTGCTGCCTATAATGCTCCTGCCGGCGATGGTGCAGGTCAATGTATCGGTATCATTGAATTATACGGAGGCTATATTTTAAGTGACTTACAAACAAGTTTTTCAAACGTGGGAGTATCAACTCCAAATATTGTAAATGTTACAGTTGATGCAGCTATGACCCCAACCACTTATGGAGGAGATTTAGAAAACTATTTAGATATTTTTTGTGTTGGCGGAGTGGCCCCGGCTGCTAAAATAGCTATGTATTGGGGTGCAAACGGTTTATATAGTCTATATAACTGTCTCGCAGCAGCTATACACGATACAGTGAACAATCCATCTGTTTTAAGTTTAAGTTATATATTTTTTGAGGAATGGTTCCTCAAACAAGACTTATTACCATTTGAGGATGTACTACACGCTGCTGTTATTAAAGGAATAACATTATGTGCTGCTTCCGGGGATTGGGGCTCGACGTATGGGTTTTATTATTCCGGAATAGATCGAACTTTACCTGCAAATGCGTATCCTGTTTCAAGTCGATATACCTTAGGGTGTGGAGGTACCTCTTTACAATTAAATTCTAGCACACATGCTTTAATATCAGAAATAATTTGGAATGATGGTGGAGTAAGTTCTGCCGGAATAAGCAATTATTGGCCTGCTCCATCATATCAACAAGGATTAATTGCTACCGATTATTACGGTAATACATCTACATTAACAATGAGAGCTTGGCCGGATGTGGTTTTAAATGGCGATTTTTATAGCGGATATATTTTTTATATACACGGATATTGGACGCAAGTTGGCGGAACTAGCGCCGCAGCTCCTTTAATGGCAGGATTAATTGCTAGAATAAATTCAAATAAAAATATACGTTTAGGATATTGCAATAATTTATTCTATGCAAATTCGGCAGCGTTTAGAAATATAACAACAGGAACTACAGTTGATTTTTCAGATAATATAAAAATAGACGTGCGATGGAGCAATCAAGATTCTGGTCAGATGTATGCAGGATCAACATTTGTAGGCACCGCAACCTTTTACAACCTTGACACTACTACCTTGTGGTATCAGGTTAGAGATAGTAACAGTACATCTCCTACATTTACCACCTACAATAATTACTTATCTGTGCCTTTAAACGGATCTACCACTGTTACGAGCCCTGTTATTTCAACTAGACCTTCTAGTGGGGCTGTATATGCAGGGTTTTATGGATACTTAACCGGTTATCCATTTTCTGAAATATTAGTAAACGTTGAAAACGCTCCTATTTCTCGAGGGCCTGTATCGGAATATGGTATAACATTTAAAGGGGATTTTCATCAAATTGGGTATGCTTCTATAGTTAATAACTTAGGGGGTGTAATAACAGCTACAAATGTAATTTACAATGCAACTGGTCAGGTTTTAAAAACCACTTGGTTGGGTCCTGCCGGTGTCTGGCATGATAACTTTGTAACTATACCAACAAGTCCTTATACTGCAACCATAACCATTCCAGTTACAGACTATGGCGAATATGATTGTTATTTTTTAGATGCGCAAACAAATGGGTACCAATGGGGTAGAATAAGATCTTTCAATGTGGTGGATTCTCAGCAATACCCATACCTTGCCCCTGGACCATTTCCTGGTTATTGCGGGTGGACTGCTACAACTGGATATAGTGTAGCAGCAGGTATAGGAGCTCCTAATATGACTGCTATTCAAAATTTAATACCAAACAGCCCCCGTGGGTTTGGAGTACTATTTCCGAAATCAAAAAAAACCCGCCCTTCAAACGGTATAATGTGGCCGAGAATGTAAAAATAAATAAGATTATATATAGAGACCTTTATGACTAGCACAGTAACAAATTACAGTAATAATATCGATATAACCGTTCCAGTAGCAGGAATTGATAATTCTAGCCAAAAATTCAGAGATAATTTCAGTAATATCTCTAATGCATTATCTGTTGCAGCAAATGAAATTAGTGATTTACAAACAAATACTGTTAACACCTTAAATCCAGTCAACGATCTTGCTTTTAATACTGTGATCACGCGAGTTACTTTGCAAAATAGCGGACTAGTTGCTAATAATGATGCTGCAAATTCCGCCAATTTAGCCGGAGTTATTCCTGTTGATTATACCTTAGGATCTTATCAAAAAATTACAGTATCTGGTACTAGTACCTTCTCTGTAGCAAATTGGCCTGCTGCAGGAATATATGCTCCGATTAGATTAGAAATATCTTGCACCACTCCAGGTACATTAACATTTAATGCTAGCCAAAGCACCCCTCCGGGAAACAGTCCGCTAAGTAGAGATATTCCATATGCTTCTACATCAAGTGTAAACACTACGACCATCTGGGACCTCTGGACTACTGACGGTGGTACTAATGTATTTGTTAAATTTGTAGGAGGACCATATTAATGTTCCATCCATTAATGAAAGATATGGAATCATTAAAGGACCTTGAAATAGAAAGTAAGATAAATGACCTATCTCAAAAATATTCAATAGCAGCAAGACACGGCAATGGTGCATTATGCAACCAGATCGTAATGGTATTAGAATCGTATAAAGCAGAATTACAAAAAAGACTATTAGAAAAGAGTAACCGAGTATCAGTTAATAACCAAGAAAAGGATTTGGATAATTTAATCAACATCAATTGACATTTAACTCTGATTACATTACAATACTTATGTATGAAGATAAACCATTTAAGTGAAATATTGTTTGATAGTGACGATATTATAAAAGGACTATACTCTGGTAAATTAAAGACTCTATCACAACTTAATGTTTCGAATAAAAAACTCGTAAAACAATTCAACGATAGTGTTGAAAGAAACGCTGATAATTTAGAAAAACTTCAAGAATATATCGAACCAAATATCAGCGTTGAAGAGTTCGATAAAATTAATCAGCAACAATGGGTTATTCCTAAGGACTATTGTCCGGATCTCATAGAAAGTCTTTACAATTGTTGCACAACTCAAGAACAACGTGATCGAGTAACATTAGAATTAGAATTGTTTATTCAACATGACATGATCGAAGTGTTACATGCACTTAAATACCTTGTTGATTTTATGAGATCTAATAATATTATTTGGGGTTTAGGAAGAGGCAGTTCAGTATCAAGTTACTGTCTTTATCTTATCGGATTACATAAAGTAGATAGCATAAAATATCAATTAGATATAAAAGATTTCCTTAAAGGAGAAAATGATGGCAAAGAAACTTTATAAAACAATGCAGGGAAAAGAAATTGACCTAGAAGCAATTCGTATGCAAAATGAAAATGCAGTAGCAGTAGGTAACGGTAAAATGAATGCCCGTGGTGATCGATTAGGTCCGGGTGGTAAGATTGAAAAGAAAAGAGAAGAAGTAGTGGCAGATTATTATGAAAACTTTCCAGGAGCACGCCCTGCACCTACAACACCAGAAGGTAAGAAGAAGCTATGAATCCTATTTCTGAAAAAATCTCAGCGTTTGGAGACAGAATTCTAGTTACTGAAATGGAATTCGGAATGGAGAAGACAAAATCCGGAATTTTATTGCACTCAGATGATGGTAAAGGTTCAGGAGTACATCCTCGATGGGCCAAAGTATATGCTATAGGACCAACACAAACTAATGTAAAAGTAGGTGATTGGGTATTATTGCAACACGGACGTTGGAGTAGAGGTGTAGAATACGTCGATATTGATGGCAATAAAAAGACTTTACGTCGGGCTGATAATGATGCTATATTATTGGTTAGCGATGAAAAACCCGGCGACGTAATGCGGTCTGAAACCGCAGGACCCGGATCGAATTTTAATTTTAATATACCAGGTGCTTAATTGAAAAATATCAAAGATGATCTAAAGGCAATCGATGCATTAGACGGAGACGATCAGTCTTATAAGCAGCACAACGTAGAAAAGTTAAACAACAAAAGGAACAAAAATGAATATGTTTAGAGATATGGAGAAATTCATGAAAGCCTGCGATCAATCGGTAGGCAAATACAATGCAGATCAATATGAACTTTATTTTAATCTGATTCAAGAAGAAATGAAAGAATTATTTGCTGCAGTGTTGGTACAGGATCGAAAAGAACAATTAGATGCTTTAATTGATATTTTAGTTGTTACTATCGGTGCTATTCATAGTATGGGTGCAGATGCTGAAGGTGCTTGGAAAGAAGTTATGCGAACTAACTTTGCTAAAATTGATCGAGAAACTGGTAAAGTACGCAAGCGTGAAGATGGTAAAGTACTTAAACCTATTGGTTGGGCACCGCCTGATTTGGCACCATTTATTGAAATTTAAAAAGGAAAAATTATGGACAAACACACACCGAATCCAAAAACACATAAACAAATTAGCCTTATTAAAAGTGTAATTCGTATTGCAGCAGGAGTTGTATTCTGTTATAACGAAGTAGCATTGGGAGGATTTTTACTCATTCTAGCTGAAATGCTAGGTATTGCCGAAGAACTTGTGTAAAAATAAATCAAAGGTAAAAAATAATGGGATTAGGTCAAAAAAACGATAAGATTAAAAAACCTGGGGTTTTTAAACGTTGGCTTTATCGTATGCTAAAAGATCATCGAGAATATCTAAATGCTAACAATGTTCCTAACATAGGACCATCTGTGCCTACGGATTGTGTTCATAATGATCTTGATAGCCAAGCTATGTTAAATTTTCGTGTTCATTTTGCTGATGGTGGACGAGTAGTACAGATGAATTATTATGATAAACGTACAGAACAATTCTATAATCGTTTATACATTGTTACTGACGACAAAGAGTTTGGTAAAGAACTTGACAAGATTATTACTATGGAAGGTCTTCGACAATGAGCAAATATATTTGGGCAGATTATTATCGTCCTAAGACTGTAAATGACTATGTATTTCGAGATTCTGCGTTTCGAGAACAAGTCGAGACTTGGATTGCAGATAAAAGTATTCCACATCTACTACTTGCAGGTACTCGAGGAACCGGAAAGACCACATTAGCACATTTGTTATTGTCTGAGATCGGAATCGAAGAATACGACATACTACATATTAATGCTAGTAGAAACCGTGGCATCGGTGATGTTAGAGATAAGATTACTAATTTTGTTAGTATGATTCCGTTCGGACCATTTAAAGTTGTTTTCTTAGATGAGGCAGATCGTCTAACTCCGGAAGCACAAGATGCCATGAAGGGCGTTATTGAAGAATACGAAAAAACTAGTAGGTTTATTCTCACATGTAACAGACCCAATATGTTGATTCCGGAATTGCGTAGTCGGTTGCAAGAATACCATTTTACTAGCATCGATCAAACAGAATTTACTGCAAGAGCTGCAACTATCTTAGTTTCAGAAAATATCGATTTTGATTTAGATACATTAGATATGTATGTTAAAGCTGTTTATCCTGATCTTCGAAAGTGTACTAATTTACTTCAACAGAACAGCTATAAAGGTAAGCTCACAGATCCTAGAGAAGAGGAAAGCGGAGTAAGCGATTATAAGCTAGAAATGGTGGCACTTTTTCAGAAAGGAAAAATACGAGAAGCTAGAACTCTAATTTGTACTCGAGCACAACCTTCTGAAATGGATGAAATTTTCCGATGGATGTATAATAATATAGAGCTATTCGGAAAAGACGAAGAAACTATGGATGCTGCCCTGTGTATTATTAAACAAGGGTTATGTGATCATACGCTTTGTGCTGATCCAGAAATCAATCTTTCTGCAACTTTAATCAAACTAGCGCGACTTCAAAAGTAGCGATGCGGTGCGGGTGCAGGTGTGCTATCCGCATCGCTTCTTTTTTTAATCGTTTTCGTTATATATTGTTAATATCTCCTTAACAACCGGATGTCTCTCAATATCTCGAGCTTCAAACCAAACCATATCTACTAATTTATGATCTGAAGAATCTTCATATAACTTAACAAAATCAAATAGACCGTTTTCTCTCGGGCGATCTGCTTGATTTAAATCACCAGTTACCACCATACGACTGCCTTCGCCGATGCGAGTTAATAACATCTTCATTTGGCTAGGAGTAGCATTTTGCATTTCATCTGCTACAATGAACGCATTTTTAAAAGTTCTTCCACGCATATAAGCTAATGGTGCAATTTCAATAACACCATCTCCTAACATACGTTCAATCTCTTTCGGATGATAATATTCTTGGAAAACATCCATAATCGGGCGTGTCCAAGGTTCCATCTTTTGATTAAGTGTTCCGGGTAAAAACCCGTGTTCTTCATCTACGCTAACTGCGGGACGTGTGATAACAATTTTTGAAATTAAATCTTCTTTGAAAAGTTTTATAGCCATTTGTACGCCAAGCATAGTTTTTCCTGTACCTGCTGGTCCAATCGCAAAAACTATATATTTTTTAGGATTTTTTAGCAGTTCTACATATGTTTCCTGGCTTAAATTGCGTGGTATTATTTGTACCTGTGTATTTTTTCTTGTTTTATGTTTAAATTCAAGTAAATTTCTATCATCTTGTGCAAATCGAGGGTCCTGTTCAAGGCGGACCGCGCGGTCCCTTCTTCGTGTTTTAGGCAAATTTAGCTCCTTATTCAACAACGATACGAGCACACCTGCACAAATATTTACTTTCTAATTTAAAAAAGCTAGAGAAATGCCTTTATTTTATATCGTATAAATAATGTAATAAGGCAGAATGATATGTATAAAATTGTCGATTTAATAAAAAATCTACAAACTTTAACAGTTAACGATTCGGCATTTCAAGTTCTCAAAGACTTTGAAAGAGTTATTGATGAATTGGATGTTTATGTTTTCGATAACTGGGAAGACGGTGAACTATACGATGGCCCGAAAGTAGGTAGATATACAGTAACTTGTAAATTCATCTGGAAATACGAAGAACCACCCGATCCACAAGGTGCTGTTAGATTATTAGATTATGGATGCAAAATAAAATATAAAAAAACACATCTATTAATTCCTCGTAAAGTACGCAAACCTAGCGATTTTAGACCAGGAACTAAAAAAGGAAAGATCGACGCTCATCCTGTATGGCTTGTAACTATTACTATTCCTAAGAAACTAATGCAGAATATATATCAGGGATATAAGGAGAAAGATAGTAATAGACTTGCTGATTTAATGAAGCACGATACTAAATCACCTGTCCCATCGCCTCAACAAATAACTCCGGAGATAGAACCAAATGCAGCGACGCCAGCATCCCCAGCAAGCCAACCGCCCGCAGGCCCAGGCTCAGCACCGATCTAATTTATCCGAAGGTCTGAGACCTAAGGATCTTAGAGATACAATCTCTGATAAATTTTTTATAGATCAATATAAAAGTAAAATGGGCAATGATGAAGATGTGGTAGTCCTGTCCTTTAGAGCAAAGGATAAATTCCCTGCAATCGATATGATGGAATTTATCGAAAAAGGATACCCTGCAGTATTAGATGCTGATATGAGTACCGGCGAAGAAAGTGATGGACAATATGCAGTATTTGTTGAATTAGAAAGAAATGAAAAATTACCCGAAGAGATGGTTAATTTATTATCCGGATTAACAAAATTATGCGGACATGAAAAATGGTATTTTAAATATCATAAGGATGACGATATTCACGAATTCGATGAAGATATTGTAGAAAAAGTTGTTCCACTAGATCCGAAATCTTATAAAAGTAAAATCAAAAAAATAACAGCAGATCAAGTTGAAGAAGTGTTAGATCAAGGAACTACAAGTGTAACCGATGTAGATGAAAATTTTAATATAACAATTGAAAAACCATTTGCAGGAAAATTAGAAGTCGTATTGGAACATATAGGTAATTATAACGAACTTATCGAAGAACTCGAAGGACCAATACAGTTAGATAGTAAATCAAATGGTCAAGTATTATTCCTAGAAAAATATTTAGGAAATTATGTAATTCATAAAATTAACGAGAAATTCATTATTAAAAATGGAAACAAAGCATTAATTATTTCTAAAAAGGATTGGTAATATATGTGGATCCTATTGCACTTAATTCCAGACGGCTTTTTACATTTTATTGTACACGGCATAACTGCAATAGGACTTTTAGGTTTTATAATATCAGTTTTTGCTAAAAGAATTCCATTTATATCAAATTATGGTGTAATACTGGGTTTGATTAGTTTATTAATTTTAGTGCTCGGAGTTTATCTCGAGGGCGGATATGGCGTAGAAATGATGTGGCGTAATAAAGCTGCTGATTTACAAAAACAAGTAGCTCTAGCTGAAGAAAAATCTAATACAGCAAATGTTCTTATCGAAGAACATCTAGTTAAAGAGGTAAAAACAGTACACGATGTACAGGAAAAATGGAGGGAAAAATTAGTAACTATAAAAGACAAAATTGATTCCGAATGTACTATAGATCCCGATGCTATAGATCTTCTTAATAAAGCTGCTATGAATCCGTTAGATTATACAGAGGAGGCTAAATGAAAAAAATAATAATAATTGCAACTCTTTCATTATTATATGGCTGTGCTAGTGCTCCGGTCCCGGTAGAACGGCATTTTCCTAAAGTTCCAGAAGAATTAAAAACTCCTTGCCCTAGCGATTTAAAAAAGATAGACCCTAAAACAACTAAATTGAGTGACGTAGTAAGTACGGTTATCGATAATTATAGTCAATATCATGAGTGTGGTATAAAAGTTAAAGCATGGATTGATTGGTACGATCAACAAAAAGCTAT